AGGTCTGTCCAAGAATCACAGCACATCCCTTAGTATGTCGTACCTATTTTACCCCCCCCGGATATCGGCTACCCCCTAATGCCCCATTCCCAATGCCCAATGCCTAAATTTCCGCAATCCCATGTGCCAACATAGTCGTACCCCCACTCGCAACAACCGCTTGAATTCTCAGCGACTCCATTCCTTCGCAGCGCACTCTAAACCAAGCCGTTCCACCCGCAGGGATAGTAATAATAGTTCCACCACTAACACCGCTGCTGATAATTTCGGTGTTTGAATTATTCGATTGTTTGCCATTATTGGTGGTGAAATCAGCATCTGTAGAAGCAATAGTATTCCAAATAGTCAAAGCATTATTAAAACGCATTTGTACCTGTAAACCTGAAAGCGCCGTACTGCCAGTATTTTGTAATTGCACCCCCAAAATTTTCTTACCACGGCAATCAAAACTGTTAACTACTGTCAATGTCGTGGCAATGGTAATAGCGTTCGCTGTTTGCGACTCAATATAATTAATTTCCGCGAGCGATCGCAATTTGGCATGAACCGAACCCGTTCGAGATGCCGTATCAGCCGCAACACCAAGCCCTTCAGTTAAGACACGCAGTCGCGACATCAAAGTACCTGTAGCAGAAAGCGCGTCTGTAGTCGTACCAATTACATCAATTAGCGATCGCAATTTGGCATGAACCGAACCTGTAAAGGATGCAAGGTCATTATTATTACCTATCGCATTCCAAAACCCACGGATTACAGCACCAATTGAACCATTAGCAATCGGTGTACTAAGGGGGGCTGCATCAATATCGCCTAATCGTTCATAAGTCCCAATGTCAGCAAATGTAAAATTATCTGGATCAGCATTGCTACCGTCACCGCTTGCTGCTTTACGCTGGCGCAAGGCTCCAGAACCATCAATATAAGGTACGCTCATCAAAAATCACTCATAAATATTGCTGTTTGCGGAGTAGTAAATGTTGCTGAATAATTTACGTTGGTAAAGGTAATCGGGTAAGATTCAACCCATCGTGAAGCTTTACCATTAATATCTACAGATGCTACACGAATGTAATATTTCCCACTATCGGTAATACTTTCGTACTGTGTACCCGTGCTTGAAACGTTTCGCGTATCGACCCAATCACCATCATCACCTTTACGAAATTCCACAAAATAACTGGTGATATATGGGTCACGACTACCATTATTTAATGGATATTGCCAATTTGCATCTAAGGTGTATGTGAAACTTTCACCGTTATTAATTGCTCGGTAACTCAACGATATATTTCTAGGAGCGTTTACAACTAACGGGACTCTATTAATGGTTGGACGTGGTGTCAATTGCCAGCCATATTCAATCGAATTATATTTATCTTCACGATAATCAAGAGCCGTTATTTCATGCCCCATCTCTCCGCTTCGAGAAGTCGGTACGCGATTAAGTACGCGGAATAGCTGCGGTTGTACGGTTGTGCTACTTAATATCCAATTACTTTCCACTGGTGCTAGTTCTTCAAGCGCTGGCATTATCTCAATATTGGTGTAAGCTCCTCCAGGAGAGTTGGTAACAACTCGTTCGGCAACCGTTCCATCAGCCATCATTACCGTTAAATTATACGTCTCGCCAATATTTAAAGTTACCGGATTATCTAGGATTACAGTGGTAAGCGTCGAGCCTGCGATTAAGCCACCATAACGGATTTCAGCGCGTTTCGCGTCATGAACTCTAATGATGTCGCCGGGCTTGGTGTAAGCTCCATAAGCTCGTACCCGAAAGGTAACAGTTTCTGTTTCCAGTCGTTCCGTTAGCAGCGCTGCGAGTCCAGCCCGTCTAGCTTGACCCCTACTCGTACAGGCAAATACCGACATTTCTAACTCACGTACACCAAATTTAGCAATACCTTCTGGGTCTTCGACTGTTTCAATAGTTGAGCGGTAAAAATCTTCTGGGTCAGCCCAAGTTACCAAAGCAATTGTATGGCGAGATTTTAAACTAGTCCGGCTGTACGAAAACATTCCGTTTTCAATATCGGCTTGGGTAAATTGCGCTACAGGGAAACCCGGCTTATCAGATGCGAACGAGATAGCACCATTCATCCAGTAAGAAAACCCGCGGAATATTGAACGTACTGATTCAATTACTCTGTAAGCTTCTTCTTTACCTTCCAATAAAATGTGGCATTGAAAACGATGCTCAGTACCGCCAACACCATCAGGCACGTATTCATTACAGTACTGGCTGATTTCGTATAATGCCCATTTATCAATTTGGTTTTGATTGATATAGCGTCCCAAGCCGTAGCGTGAATTAGTAATTAAATCGTAAAGTATCCACGCGGGGTCTGAGACCGCAACCGACGGAATATAAAAATTACCATCCCAAATGCCGTTAAACGTCAAGCCCCTTGTAGCAGTTGGTGTGGCATTCGTGGGTATAGCAATTTTTCTACCAGCTAACTTCAAGGATATTTGCGGCAACGATTCAAATTGCGCTGCATCGAAACGGAAAGCGAATAAAGCGCTATTGGGATATCGCAATTTGGTTTCAGTCGCTTCTATTAAGGTACGCCATGAGATGGTTCTTTGGAATCGCGTCGTCTCGGTGTCTTGGGGTGTTACCCGCTCTACCCGAACCGAGAAATCGTTAACCGTACCACCTAAATTATTGACTGGGAAATTATATTCAAATTCCGTAAGGGTAGAATATCTACCCTTGATTGTTTGGTCAAGACGCAATATAAAAGCGCCATTGCCTTCTTTGACGTAAATCTTGAATTGAACCTTTGAACCTAATACGCCACCTTTTTCTGGGTATTCTTGTAAAACAATACCTAGACGTATCCGGATAATATCAAGGTTGGCATTGGTGATTGAGCGGGTTAACGGTATTGAGCTTTTAACTTCTGACCCAACATTAGTCTCTGACGTGATTTCGTCAGAAAAGCCAGCCATCCTATCTTGTGCCTGTGTCCCACTTCTCCAGTCCCAGGTAAAATCATTGAAGTTTGACGTACCATCGCTGTTTTTTACCGGGGTTTCGTCGAAATAAATGCTTTGTTGGTCATTGGTAAGCCCTTCTATTTCACCTTCGGAGACGATGGAAAGCATCTGAGCGTAGGAAACACTACGTCCGCTGTCGGCTTCCTCTTTCGGTTTTTTATTCTTTTTACCCCCGCTACCTCTTAATTGCTTACGTTTTTTGGGCATAAAATAACTCCCTGAAGGTAGGAGATTTTTTGCTTCGATACTGCTCTTCGCTCATCAAACGCTGCAAATTGATAGTATTGCAAACAAACCCATCTGCCTTTAATCCTATATCGGCATGAGTTGGCGATACATATTTGATGTACAACGGTTTATTTTGAAGATGCTTGTATATGCCCCTGTAATAGCAAGGTTTGCGATCGGATTGAATTTTGCACGCTTCTGTACGATTCATTTTGTTAGGTAGGTGACGATTCTTGCACTTACTACATATATTCCCACTACCGTCACACCATAAATTATCGGCACTCGTCCACCTTCTTTAACCGTGGTTGAGGGGTTATTGAAAGCAACTGACTTTTTATCCTCTTTATCTGATGATTTCTGCCGCCCAAATAAAGAAGATATTCCGCCTAGAAGCATCGCACCACCAGTTATAGCAAGAGTTGTAGAAGTAATACCAAGAAAACCAACACCCGCAATTCCCAAGCCTAAAAGCGCTGCACCACCAATAATTCTGCCAACCGTACCCGCGCCAGCAATCACGGGAATGATACGAATTGATTTAACTAAACGACTTATAGGGCTGTGTAATTGGGTATCATCAATTTCTTGATATCCAACTTTTATTTGATAATTTACGCCACGCTGTGCAGCTTCATACAAGTAATTTGTAAACCTTGGAAAATTAGCCCGTATTGCTGCAATTGCTTCGGCAACACTATTAACAGCGACTTCAATAGTATCTATAAATATATCGGCTAATTCACCGCATAAAGTAATAGTAATCATGATTTTATGACTAATGCTTACCCTATAATTCCCCTCACGCCGACGTGGGGTAATACCGAAAATCAACAAGCTGATGTTGCTAAAACCAAATATGGCGATGCGGGTATTGAGCAACGTGATTATATTGGCATTAATCCCCTCTCTACAAGCTGGGATATTAACGTTAACGTGCGGAATTTTTTAGAAATTGATGCATTTTTGCGAACTAGAAACGGTAAACCATTCCGGCTGAGCTTAGACGGTGTGAATGATGACGGTAAATTCTATATTTGTACTGAATGGCAGATGCAACAACCCGGTGTGGGGGTAGGGAATTTCACCGCTAAATTTAGTCAGGTAAGGCGGGCAATACCTGTCTCTGTTTAATTACTCAATTTTGGATTTTGGATTTTGCGGAAAGTTGATGGGGTCGGTTTCCGTCCCATCAAACTTTCCAAGACAGATTTTAGATTTGTTCCATGCATTAATGCAGGGGCTTTAATTTGGGGGCTTTTGATTTTAATCCAAAATCCAAAATCTAAAATCTAAAATTGTACTTACCATAATGCTTTCCAACCTATTATCACTCAACCCAGATTCACCGATTGAATTATTTGAAATATCCGGGTGGAATCTAATTTCCCCAACGGATACTTTGTTTATCTGTAATTTCCCCAACGTAACTTTTGAAGGGCGTAATTACCAAGCATTAGGCTGTGAAAGCGAAGGGTTTGATTTAATTGGTCAAGGTCCCATCCCCACACCTCAATTAACCGTTTCCAACATTGGTAGAACGGTTAGCGATTTGCTTTACAATTGCAAAATTAACGCGGGCTACAGGCTTGAAGGCTCTACGGTGCTGCGCCGTGTCACTCAAAAACAGTTTTTGGATGGACAACCGAACGCAAGCGCAGCCATCAAAGAACTTCCGCAGCAGCAATATATTATTGAGCAGATGCAGGAAGAAACCTATTTAGCTGTCAAGTTCCGACTTGGTAGTCCGTTCGATGTTGAAGGCGTTACGCTTCCAGCGCGTCCATTACTACGGTCATGCTCGTGGAGATACCGCTCCGCTGAATGCGGCTGGATTGGGGGAAGATTCACTTTGAATAACCAGCCAACAAGCGACCCTGCGTTAGACCAATGTGCTAAATCTTTACCCGCTTGTGAAGTGCGCTTTGGGCAATATGCTGATTTGCCTTTTGGTGGTGCGCCAGGGCTAAATACTTATAGATAGAGTGACCGAGACAATTTTAGATTTTAGATTTTGGATTAAAATCAAAATCCCCCAAATTTATTTGTGGAACAAATCGAAATTAAATCTAAAATCTAAAATCCAAAATCCAAAATTGATTGACTTTCATTGATGACAATCCTAAACTTACCTCCAACATGGGACGCAACGAGAAGAGTTAATATCCCTATTACCAAGACTAAATTAGGTGATGGCTATGACCAAATCGTAGTAGAAGGTACATTTGGTGCTTTTGAAGAGTGGAATATACAATCACCTCCGTTGATTCCGGAATATGCTCAAGACAAATTAAATCAATTACGAATATTTAGCGGTGTAACCCCTTTTTCTTGGAGTCCAGATAACGGTTTAACTATTGCTCGTAAAACATTTACTTGCGAAGCCTGGACATTAACACGACTAGGAATATACGCACATCAAATTAGCGGGACTTTTAAAGAATTTGTTGCTATTCTTCCTACTACTCTTTGTACTGCTGAATGTGCTATTGGTGGCAAAGCATTTCAATTTGATAGCCCATACTCTGGATTTATCCAAATTCAAGTAGCAAGCGGGCTGCCTATCACAAACGCAAATGACGCGATCGAAGTTCAGATATGGACTCAAATGCCTGGTCAAAACATGGTAGGGAGAGAATTTGTTGGGACAGTACCTTATACTGGCGGGAATATTCTTATTGATGTCGATACCTCACGTCCTTGGTTATCAGTACAGGCAAGAAATAATAATATAGGCGAATATTATGATGGCGTTTGCTGTACTTTTGATGGCAATGTCTTAACCCTTTTATCTTTTTAATGTTAATTAAATTAATTATTTGTCTTGGATTAATAAATAAACCTATCTTTATTCTGGCAATTGCAAAAATAGAGTATGGTGTAGCAATATTTTGTAAAAAGCTTGCCTCTGAATTAAGTAATTTAGGAAAGGATTATTCATATCTTGTGCAGTTATTAGAATGTCAATCTCAAGAAGAAGTAAAACATGGCAAGATGCTCTCGTCCTTGATTCTTAAAATTAATTTAAAAGACAATGGGCAATGTCTAACAAAATTTAGACCTGCGACTGGCGAATATATTGTCAATGTCAATCAGGATAAATATATTTCAAGCCCTGTTTCTGTAGAGTGGGATTCGCTGAGCTTCCCTGGAGAGAAAATACAGGCAACTTATGAAAATTTCGACGGTATTAGCAAACGCTACTTATCCGCAAGATTATTATTTAATGGCAGAAGTGCATCTACTTTTGACTTGGTAGATAAACTAGCTTTTATGCACGTTTTAGAGCAAGAAACTTGTAGATTTTATACATTTTTAGCTCGTATAACTAAAGGAACAGCGCTTGGTGCAATCGCGCTCACAATTGCCGCAGATGAAAAACATCACGCAGATTATCTAAAATCAAAAATCAATCATTTCATTCCTTTTACTCAAAACATTAATAAATGGCAAAACAAAATTACTGTCGCAAAATGGGCAATTTTATTTGATTTATGCTTTCTAGCAACGGGAATAATAGCAAAAAACTTGTTTAAGCCCAATGCCACAAATCATAAATAGAGCTAGTGTTGTTGAGACTACGCTTGGGATTACGTTCCAAATTGGTGAATTACCTACTCAACAAATAGGAGCAGTAATTGTGACTAACCGGAATGTACCGAGTTACACAATTACCACAACCGCTGCTGCTGTTGAAGATGATGAAGGACTTACGATTGTAGCTACGACTAAACTTTTAGACGCTGGGACTAGATTAAATTTTGCTGGTGTTATTGCCACTTTAAGTAATGCCGCAGCCCTTGGTGCTACAACCTTGCAAACGCTTCCTTTACCCGGTGATATTGCCAGTGGCGCGACAGCTACTACCAAAGCCTTAGTTTTTGTCGCGGGATGTACGGATGCTACGCTTACCCCTGAAATCAAAAACGTAGATACAACTAATTACCTGTCAGGGATTGGGATGGAGAAAGTGACGACAGGTAATGCCAAGAAAATGCAGCTTAACTTCAATTTGATCTATGGCGATCGCGGTGGCGATATCTTGCGTAAAATTGCTTACGATAAGGTTTATGTAGGGCGTGAATTTTACTTTGACTTACTCTTCCAGTCGGGTGAACAACATGAAGGCATTGCTTTACTTGAAAGCGCATCACCAACGCAGCAAGTGCAAGATAAGCGTTCTTTCTCCTGTAATGCCCAAGTGCAAGGCGATACTTACATCTACACCCCACCTGCTGTAGTCGAGATATTGTGACATACTCCAACTCCATATCGCCTAAGCGATTGGTGTGGGAGTTCTCTCAAACCCTAGTACATTTGTGTAACCGCTACGGTTCCAAATTGGTAAGAATAACGGAAGAATATACTTCAAAGACCTGCACAAAATGCGGATTTACCCCATGTATTAATGCAGGGGCTTTAATTTTCGATTTGTTCCACAAATAAATTTGGGGGCTTTTGATTTTAATCCAAAATCCAAAATCCAAAATCTAAAATTGTACTCCCGTGATACCTCACAAATACCTATATTCAAATGGGCATACCGTAGCGCTAATAAATTGTAAAATGCATCCAGATTCTATTACTTGTGGTGCAGCTTATATGTCAGCAGGATTACCCAAACAGATGACTTTATATAGTTTATATGGCGATAAAGTCTGTTCGATTGTTATTCCTAAAAGTATCAGGAATAACCCAACATATACACGGTTAATTTCACCCTTAGATGATATTAAATTAGATTATGGAAAACCCTTGGGGAGTACCTGAAATTATCCCTACCGCTGGATTCCCACTACCTAAAATGGGTGGTTTAAATCCAGAAGAAAAGGATTATATGGCACAAAAGATACGCAATGCACAATTCCAAGAAATTGCGCCGCTTGCGGAAATTGCCGATATTGTTGTTGAGAAAGAAAAGATTTCCAAGCAAGAAGCTATCAGTTTGATACGCAAAACTTTAGAAGGCAATGCAGGTAAGTCTGAAGAGGAGGTAGATAGATTACTTGCCTTTGCAATCGACTATCAGCATGAATTGGGGCGGATTAATAAACCCGATATGTTGATAGAAAAGCAATCTCAAGAAGTTGCCGTGATGATATTGCGTAGTCGGTTATCTCCAAGTTGGATACTTGAGAATATCGATAATTTAAAAATTTCATTCCGGTGTTCGCTAGAGAAAGAGCAATGTGCTTTATTGCTAGCCGTGCCAGATGAAAACTGGATGTCGGATGCTAACCGCGAAAGAATAATAAGGCAGATAGTACGCAAGCTACCTGAAAACATTTATGCAGAAATTGCTGCATTTGCTTTAGGCGAAGAGCGGGAATGGGCGGCAATGCCAAACTTTGAGCCGGAGGAAGAGTTAAGCTTGGGGGAGCGCTCCAAAGGCTTCGAGAATACCAAGAAGTCACGGAAAAAGAAAGAGAATTCTACCGCGAATGCTATTTCACAATCCAGTATTTCGGAGTCACGGACACCAGTTTCCACAGAAACCGCTTCCACCGCGTCCCCTGTTGGGTAATCCGTGAAATGGTCGATAATCTGTACAAGCAATACAAATTACACGCCAATATCGCATCTTCGTCTGTTGCCAAAATTGGGATGTCGTTGGCAGGAAAGGCTACAATGCAAGATTTTCTCCCATTCGCCGACGATAATTCAGATAACAAAAAAATACCAATGTCAAAGGAGACGGCACAAATTTATATAGAATTGCGATCGCAAAATCTTATTCCCGTGCGTGTACTAGGAGCATTTGCCGATATCGAAATTCAAATTGAGGAATTAGCAGCGTGACATTCTCCGGTAGTCCGTCCCTTGGCACTCTCGAGCTACAATTAACCGCCAATCAAGCAGCACTTCATAATCAACTTAATCAAACCCGCGCTTACGCTACACGGATTGCGCGTGATATAGAGCAGCAAATTAATCGCGCTTTCGGTGGTGGTGGTAGAAGTACGCAATTGCCTGGATTGGCAAATGCTGGCAATCAGGGGGCTAACGCTGGTGCAGCTGCGGGCAGGTCATTTACAGATAAATTTAAAGAAGCGCTCGCACGGCTCAAGGGAATTGTCAGCAATATTTTTAGCGGTGTTTTTGTTGGCGCTGGGATAGGAGCATTTACTTCAGTTGCAGGTGCAATTGGTACTGCCGTTAATGCAGTGCAGGGTTTTGCTGGAGAGATTTTTAATGTTACGAAAGATTTCCAAGGTTTTGAATCTTCGCTAAAAACCTTTCTCAAAGGGAATCAACAGGAGATTGATAAATTTGTTGCTGGTTTAGAGAATTTTGCCGCAACGACACCTTTTGAACTCAAAGACTTGCAGCAAGCCGCGATTCAAAACTTAGCAACTGGCGCAAAACCCGACGCTATCCTTAAAGATTTGAAATCTATTGGTGATGTAGCAGCGGGTGCCAATGCTAGTCTCAAAGATTTGATGGAAGTTTACGCCAAATCCAGGACAGAAGGACGTTTACAGAATGAAGATATTGACCAATTCACTGGACGTGGGGTACAGCTACGCGCTCAGCTAGCTAAGCAGTTGAGAGCGACAGAGCAAGAAGTAAGGCAACTTGCTACTGACGGTAAATTGGAATTCCGCCATTTAGAAGAAGCCATACGTGCTATGTCCGCTGAAGGTGGAGCGTATTTTGGCGCGATGGAAAATAAAGCCAAAACGTTAGAAGGGAGACTTTCTAATGTCAACGATACATTTTATCAATTCCAAAAAAGCATCGGACAAGCATTTGAACCTTTGATGAATTATGGAGTTCAGTTGTTTGGCGATGTTGTCGCTGGATTGATTAGCTCCAAAGGTGTACTAACTGAAGTTAAAAAAGAGTCAGAAAAATTAGTTGAATATTTTAGAGCTAACCCGCAATTAATTGAAGCGTTAAATAAAGCTATTCAAGAATTAGTTAATGGTGGGTTTAGACTACTTCTAGAAGGGGTAA